CAGTCTCACCGATGACCTTGAGTAAGTTTCCTTTGAGCATGGTGTCTCTCGATTACTTTGTAATCCTACCAGCACTCGGTAGGGTCTGGGGGATCAGGCAGACAGTTCTCCAAGTGGTTGTAGAGAGCATTGTCATCGACACCATTCAGGTAAGCATGGTGTTTGCTGATGCCAAGAGAGCACCCCATCATCATGTCCATCAGATAACGGATCTGAGCAGCGGTCAAGAATACTTCAGTGGTCTCCATAGGTAGAAAGGGGTAGAGGGGCGTTACAGGCGCTTCTAGACGCCTCTCAGCAGGCGAGAGGAGAATAGTCGCTGCCCTGATACTCTTCAGTGTTGATGGCAGTGACCACAGCACCGTTAGCAATGTAGTTCTCAACCTCATAGCGCATCTCAGACTTGAGTTTGGTAGCGAAGAAGGTCATCTCAGACTCAGAACCAGGGTGCCAGACGACTTTCTTAACGAAACGCTTGCCAGTGCCAACAGGATAGTAGTCGATCTTGGTGGCGGAGGTGAAGAGTTGCATTGGTGTCTCTCGATTACTTTGTAATCATACACGCTCCAGGTGGTCCGTCACGGTAGGGTGTGCAGGTTCTTGAACTGGCACAGCAGCGCGGATTCTGTCCGTGGCGATCTGATAATACTCCGCATCGGACTCCATGCCGATGAAATGACGACCCAGTGCCACCGCAGCAACACCAGTAGAACCAGATCCCATACAGTTGTCCAGCACAGTGTCACCCTCATTAGAATAGGTTTTGATCAACCACTCCATCAGTGGCACAGGTTTCTGCGTGGGATGCACCTGCTGTTGAGCACTGAAGTCGCGTGAGATGTTGAGAATAGATTTAGGATAGCGTGTTCCCTTGTTCTCAAACTCTTTGCGTGGTTTCATACCATATCCATGGTCATTCTTACGTCCCACATATCCTTCAGGGTTCTTACTCTTGCGAGCATATGGTTCTCCCACCTCCATTTGTGGATTATACACTCCGCCTGGTTTTTTGGAGAACAGCAACACATTCTCATGTGTCTTCATTGGTCTATACTTTGCAAGACCAGGAGATCCACACTTGTTCTTGTTCCACACCAACTCATATTTGAACCACTTGATCTTAGAACAGATCAACTGTGCGGAGAATGGTTGTGATCCAAACAGACACATCATGCCCTTGGGTTTAATGATGCGACCATATTGTTCCCACATGGCATCATAATCCAATACTTCATCCCATTTGATGCTGGTGGTGCCGTATGGTGGGTCACAGCAAATAAAATCGACTGATTCATCTGGAATCTCACGCATGAGTTCCAGGCAGTCACCTAGTTGTAGATCAAAGGGCATCGAAACCGTCATGAGCACTAATCTTTTTACGAACAGAGTCTTTGTAGCATCCTACCAGAAAATCATACGCTTCGCTGTAGGTGCGTTGTACAGGGTTGGTGTTGTCCTTCCATTTGATTTGGAAGGGCAGGTTGTTGCCATTGGCAGTGAGTTTGCTGAGAGACTTGAGTGAGGTAAGATGAACCTCATTGTTTGTCTTGTTCAGGGAGAGAATATAATAGTCACGATTGTTCTCCTTCCTGCCGTAGATAGACAGGGCATCTTGAAACTTCTTCCATGAAGATACATTCAACTTGTCCTCAGGCAGGTCAGTCAGAGCATACAGAATTGCTGCTTTGGATGAGAAGTTATCAGCAGCACTGCCATACTTGGATGACTTGATATTGAAATAGTATCCAAAGATCTTGACATCCCACCAGCAACGCGGAGGTGGTTTGATGATGTTCTCCTCACCATACTTCTCAATCAGCAGGTCAATGATAGTATCCTCATCATCGATGCTATTCACACGACCGTCTTCATGACTCTCACTAACAGCGATGGCAATACTGTTGAGATACTGAAGAACTTCAAGCAGTTTGGCAGGGAACATGGTGCGTTGCTTTGATACAGATAGTATGGCATAAAAAAGGGGCACCGTCAAGTGCCCCAATCAGTTATTCAACTGTCCCCATAGATGGGGATGATGTCAGTGCGACAATGCTGTGTTTTGTTGATGTGCTGTTCCCACAGAGCGGCGTCGTCCAAATTGTAGAAGATCGCTTCTTGGCGGGCAGTGCCCTTCTTTTTGTTCTTCATCCACACAACTGCGTACTTCATGCCAAAAATCAGGATAAACGACAATGTTAACATAATGACGACCCCACCGTGAGTTTGCACTCGTGGGTAGTGGGATGTCCTTGAAGCAAATAGTAATATACTCTTCGCTTATGAAAGAGATATAACCACATGTGTTATGATAACACACTGGTTGGAGTAGTTCAAAATCAGTCTTCTTCATCGAACAACTTACGATCTTTGTTCTCGGGTTTGGGTAGGCGGAACATTTGTTTCAAATCATTTAACTCAGTGAGTTCTTGCTGCAGTCTATCAATTTGTGCCTGCAGAATTTGAAAGTTGTGATCGTTGTTGTTCTGCATCATCAGAATGTTGTTGATGGCAGACTTAAACTCTTCTTCGTTCATTGTATCAGAATCGCTTAGGTAATTTAGCATACTGCCACTTCTTGACAAGTTCAGGATCATCAAGGAATGGATCGATCTCTCGATTGCCCATCATAAGATCGTAGAGACCACGAGCACGGCAGTATGCTTTCTCGTGGTATTCTATCACATCATTGATGCAAGATAGCATCTCTTCATACGCTTGTCTGCTTGATACTTTGTCATCCGAGAGGTAATCGTCGATAGCATCTTGCATACGACATTTGCGTTGCTTTTCATAGGTGTTGTCAGGTCCAAGTTCAATACCCATTGTGAAATTCCTGGTTGCGTCGTTCATCAAGGTAGCGTAGTACGTCCTCACGCCATTCCATCAACTCATGATAACATGACTGATTGTGAGCACACTGGCGCAGTTGATGATCTGGTTTGAGAACAGACTCATAGAATAGTCCCAGTGCATCCCTGCGCTTCTCGTGCTTCTCTGGCGTGTTCATCTTAGTTTAGCGTGGTACAGTGTATTTTAGATGGTTGTGTGAGGAAATCTGTATAAACTCAGACTTTCTTAACTATTCACCATCATCAACACGATCAACAGACAGTATATCACAGACTGGCACCTCATGCTCGCCTGCAATGATGTACCAGTGCATCATCTGTCCATGATACTCGGGGTGTGCCTGGTATTCGTGAGTATATTCACGCTCACCGCAATACATTAGTTCGCTTTCTGGAATATCGTTCTCTTTTAACATTGCTTGTAGCTGCATGTGCTGCAACTCGATCTGCGTAGGTACTTTCATTAGATCGCCATTCTTTACGTTGTCGTTGGTATTCAGGGTCATATGCTGCCAGATCACGTTTTACTTTAAATACTGCCGCTGCTTTAGATTTTTCGTTATCACGCCAATCTGTTTCTTGCGGACGAACTTGCCCTGTGCTGTCATATTTGCGTCCCGAAGAATGATTGGCATACCTTCTGGCGCGAGTGAAACCCATTTCAAGGAATTTCCGTGCCATGTCCATGCCAATAAAATCCTTGTTCCGTCTGTAAGAACAGAACATCTCGTAAATCTCATTAGAAGATTTAATAGCAGTTTCTTCATCTACAAAACGCCAGCGAGCGCAAATGTCGTTAGTGTAAGGGCGTACCAGTAGCACTCCTTGCTCTCCCCTTCCAATACGATAAAGTTTGCGAGTCTCTGCGTCTGTGAAGTCAAGGTCCTCATAATTGAGTTCATAACAAAATTCGAGCATGGATCACCACTGGTGCTTCGCTACCATAGCATGGCGTCAGGATGCTGTCAAGTCCCTGAATTCAACGTGTGTCATGTGCTTAAGAATTGTTTCAGTAATCTCACCAGCACTTGACAATTTATACTCTAGGTCAAATACTGATGTGCCTGTGCATTTTGCTTCAATCACAGACTTATGATCTTCAGTAATCAATCCCGCTTCAACTAGAAGAGGAAGAATACCATCACGATATTCTACTTCGTGATGTGCTTCTTTCATATTGCCTCTCTCTTGCCGTGCTAGTGATACCTGTGGGTGTGCAACTGCCAAGTTAAATGTAAAACTGCCGTCAAGGAAGATGTCAAATGTACCTCTAAGAGCTCTTTTCTCTTTACAGAGTTTATTCATTTTCACAAGCAGCTCATTAGATGAATACTCATCTAGATTATATGTGGGGTCAAAGATTCTAATACCAGTACAATTTCCATCAGCATCATAGTGGATTCCTTGTACAAGAGTTTCAAAGTAATCAGTCTCATCAGTCATCTTATCAACTGTCTCTTTGACTTGACTAAGATCACCTAAATCACAGAATGATAAGAATGTATCCCATACCTGTTTGACTTCTGTGAGATTAGACCAATGCATCATGGTGTTCATACAATATGATTTGATCTCATCACCCACATACTCAATACCCACCACCTTGTAATCACTCATGATTGCAACGTCCAGGTGTGGATATTTGTATTGATAAACTTTGTTTAGTTTAGCAGACAATGCACCACTGAAGGTGGGAAGATAGGCAGAATCAACCAGACCAGTGTATCTCCATGGCATTCTCTCAAGAGTTGAGATATACTCTCCACTGTCTAAATTGTATCTGTCCTGTTTGAAAAAGATTTCAGAAAACATTTTAGTTCGCCATGATAGTTTGACCTGTTGCATTGAACAGAGTATAGTGAATGTAATCCTCTGGTCTTGCACAAGATGCCTGATTTTCAGGGAAGTTTGATGTTAGAAACTCCTCTGTCTCTACCAGATCATGTACCTCAACAAATACAAACTCAGAGTTTTGTAGTGCTGTGAATAGATCTAATGGTAGCAGATCTCTATACAAATCATATGATGCATTGATAGCATCAACATCACTACTATTGTTCCAACCAGTTGATCTGAAATAGATCAACGACTTGTTATTACTAGCGACATAACGCTCAATGAAGTTATCAAAATAAAATACGTCGTAATTGTTCATTGTTCCTTAAGTAGTAGTTTCCAAGCAATAGTAATACGCAAACCAATGAATGATCTAGATGTCATCTCAGCAGCATGTGGAATCATGCCAGGAAATAATATTGCTGAGTTTGGTTTTGGGACGTGGAAGTAATCAGTTCCATCGTTAAAATGAAATGCTGTCTTGCCGCCCCAGTCTAACTTCCACATATCATTTGCATAGAGTAAGAATGTTCTTCCTCTGTCATCATACCAATCTTGATGATAAGACCCTTGTGTGCCAAATGTATGACCATTTGCATACACATCAAACAATTCATATTGTTGGTTGGTCTTCTCCTCAATGATATTTAGAAGATATGATGTAAAGAACTCATTATCCTTTAGATCTATGCGCCAGAAGGGGATACCACGACGTTTGTCCCCATCAACATATGATCCATGACCAAAATACCAATTAGGACCAGAAACTAAATCTAGAATCTTTTCCCAGTCCTCGTGTGAGAATACATTACTGTACTCTAGAATGTCAGATCTTCCCATATTCTCTTATCAAGTTGATTCTAAACTGATCTAGTTTCTCTTGTACATCTTTGCTTATGTCTGCCTCACAGATATACTGTGCAAACTCTGAAAGATAGTTTCTCATGAAAGAATCGTGAATGATAGATTCTGCCCAGCAAACAAATACCTTGCGTGATCCAGACTGAACCTTATTGACTTTGTGCCACAGTCCAGTAGGATACATGATCGCTTTTCCTGCCTCTAACTTGTATTCTACCTCTCTATTGCCAATTTTAAGGACTAGTTCTCCACCCTCATACTCTGATGGATCATTTAAGAAGCATGTGATACTATAGTGAGGGAAGACACCACCACATGGAATGTTGTCAATGTGGTAATCATAGTAAGCACCCTCATTATACTCAAGAAAGTATAACTGTGATGTTTTTCTGATATTATAGATGCTATAGATCTGCTTATTAATATATCCAGAAAACTGGTGGTTTATCTTCTCATATAATTTTCCATCACATGACATCTTACATCTCTTCTTAGGAGATGGATTAGATATATTGCCATCGACATATTCTAGATTTTTTAGATTATCCTGTAGCCATAATAAAGCCTCGCCGTCGAGCAAATCAATTTCATAAATCATCCTGTTTGTCCGTCTAGTTCAGAATCGTCAGTGTAGTATAGACTCCAGTTTACTGGTACAACATCATCTACGTCAAGTAGTTTCATGATATCATATACTGCTTGCCTTACTTTCTTGAGTGATGGTGCATATTGACCAGAGAAGTTGTACATGCTCTGCTCTCTGCTCTGCTGGAAGTCAGAACTTGCTGCAATATCATGTTTTACCCATTGATCAGGATCATTTGGATCCATGAATGCTGGTGCTGGAGTTACACCATCTTCCTGCATACCATCTGGATACAACTGTCTATAAATCTTTGGATCTACAGGATACTTAACATCAAATGTGTATTTGAAATATGCAAGACCATTCTCAAAATCTTCTGGTTTTTTCAAAACCTGAGATCTCAATGCTCTCCTCCAAGCAATCCACTGGTCTTTTTCTCCTTCATAACTATCCTCAACATCAGGAAGAATTCTCCAGTCTGAACGTGCTAACAGTTCATTCTTTTGTCTTCTCGCTTTGATGTATCTTTGTTCAAAGTAGATTGTCTCATCATTAATTTTTCTGATCTCTTTATTGACTGCTTCTTCTCTTACAATTAGCAGAGACTCATAAAAAGCAAGAGTCTGTTCTTTTAATTCAGCTGCTTGCTCAGCAGTAGCACTAGTAAATTGATAGGTTGCCCAGTAATCTTCATTAGTCTTGAAGTCATGCTTTAACTTTCTTCTCTGACATCTATATGTACCAGTGCTAAAATACTGGAAGTGATCTAACTGGTCCTTAGAGTTGTGCCAGAAGTCATCGACAGCTCTGTCGAGAAATCTTTCCTTCAACTCACCTTTAATTTTAACCTTTTTTGTCTTTCTGCCAGGATACATCAAGTCTCCCTCGATGTCATTATTAATCAAGATAATATCATTGACAAAATCAATCTCAATTAAAGAAATTCTTTCTCTGGTTGTCATGGATCTCCTACCTAGATTTGATGTACCATCCTGTCAAAATATATTTATCCTCACTAAAAACTGTATTGCCCTTGTGAGTATGCGTATAACCCGCTGGCCAGATGACAACAGTACCAGCAGTTGGACGAATTCTTCTCTTTTGGTATAAGAATTCAGTCTCTGCCTCACCCTCTGGCAAATCATTTAGATAGATCATCCAAACAATCTCTCTAAGTGAATGTGCTTGATCAACATCTTCATAATGCCAAAGGTGATAACCACCTCCAGGTGGTGTCTTTTGCATCTTAATATCTGTTGAGATCAATGAAGCAATGTTCAGTGATGGATATTCAGAGATATAATGATTAAGACATGATGACAAGATTGCCTGTATATCTACACACAGTTTCTTGTTAGAATAATCCAACATAAATGCAAAGTCTCTTCTATTCTGAGCACCACCGTATTGGTCCTCTGACTTATGCACTTTCTGTTCAGATCCACCAGGCAACTCTTGGAAGTCTTGATTATAATATGATCCAGTCTCTAGAACATGCTCACAATATTGAATTAACTTTTTACATGTGGGTCTAGGCATGAAGTTTTCCCAGACACCAATAAAATCATTAAAATCAGACTTAGTAAAGTCTTTCCTCTGCATTAACTCCAGAGGACGATATGGTTCAACTGACATAACAATGGAATCAGAATGCTTTAATGATGTATTTAGTCTTGTGGAATGGGTTGATGATTGGAACTTTTCTCTGTGGTCTCATAGTAACATCAGGAGTTGGTTTCTTGAAACTACTAGAGAACTTAAACTCTGCATCAGTCATGTCCATGAATAGTTCTGATTGATCAAATGCAACCTGCAAAGAATCGGAAACAGGATTATTTTGACCTTCTACCTCAGGATTAGTAGAAAGACCAGAACCATATGGAGCTCCAATAATACCAGGACCAGATAGACCGCCGCCAGTAAAGTCTGTCTGTGGATTACCTACAATGTTCTGAGTAATCATATGACTGTGAGTTTGTGTTGTTCCACTAGTAGGACTATATGTCGAAATAGTAAATGTACTTGGTTCTGTATCAATACAAGCAGTTTGATTAGCACCACTGGCAGAATAACTTTGTAGCGGCAAACCGTCAGAATCAGCTCTAGGAGATCTCCACCATACCATATAACTTTGTTGTAAAGTAATTTGAGCTCCACTATCAGCAGTTTGACTGGTTGGTAGATTATCAGCAATCCATGTATTAAAGTCAGTCCAAGCATCGGCAGAATAGTATCGTTCAAGTTCCTCAGCAAAGTCATTTCCTAAGAAAGCAGCCCATAAAGCAACTACACTGTCCTGAGACCATGGAACTTCTGCCGCAGGTGAATATTCCGCAATACCCTGAATACCACCAGTCTCACCACCAAGACCCATCATACCTCTAGGTGATGTACCAGGATTCATGTTAAATGGAATTAGAGGATCTCCACCATCACCTTCTACAACAGCACTAAGATATAAGTGTTCATGTTCAGGAACTCTTACAGATGCCTCACCAAGAGGTCCAACTAGTGCAGTAACAGCACCAGTGATAGTAAATGTTATACTATCTGTAATAGTTTCCAATCCTTCTAGTCTTACAGTGCCAAGAGAGAAGAATTGACTCTGCAAACCTGTTTGTCCGCTGCCTTCAATCTGTTCTAGTGGCAATGCTCCAGCAGCATCTACAGTATCAAAGTACCAATATCCTCCCTCTGCACCAACATCAAAAATACCTTTGCCAGGTGTAGATACAGGTAAGAATGCAGAGTTTCCACGGGATGAATCAACAAATCCAGTGCCAGCAAGTTTTCTGTTTCTGTAATCAGGAACATTGAAAGTGCCAGTATATACTGGTGCTCCATATGCATCAAACGTTTCACTGACACTACCACCATACTCAGTTCCAATAACCTCATACAGTTCTCTGTATAATGATGCGTCTAGTTCTCTACCATCACATGATATAAATCCAGGATATCTAGAGTTCAGATCACCATCCAAATCACCATAACCAACAATAACATTCTCTTTTAGAATAGCACAAATAGTTCCTACAGAGTATCCATCAAACTTCTTAACTTTATTACTATACCATACCCCTAGGTTCGCTGCTGGAGGTGGTGCTACAGCATATGTTTCTACCGTCCATCTAAAAGACACATTACCAACATTAGAAGCTTCAGTACCAACTACAACATCAGTAAATTCTGGTGTTCCTAATTGATCTGCAGATAGTACAGTTAAAGTAAATGAAGTATTGATTGCTGGATCAAAGATCCTAGGACCTACAACTGGTGTATCAAAATCAATAGAGATCAATGCACCGTTTGATGCAGTGATAGTGATAGGTCTATTGATATCAGTTATTGTAACAGGCGAACTCGTGATATATGTTTCAGGAACTTGACCGAACTTATCACTTGGTGGTGTAAAGACAGCATCATAATCTGGTCCGCTACTAGTAATGATTGTCCATGTTGGAATTTGCGTATCACCAACCTGAATTTGCATAGTACGTGGTTGACCAAAATTAGGATCTGACTTAGCATAGATGGTAATCTGATCACCATTTGAAACATTAACAGGGAACACACCAACAGATCCATTATTAATCTTAATCTTGGTTTCAGTAGCAGTAGTGTTTGCTGCAATGACAGTAACTGGGACAGAAACACCAGGACCTAATCCAGTAATGCCACCAGGGGGCATTTTATTAGATGGAATAAGTGCATCTTCAATAACACCATTTAGATCATCAAATGACCATGAATTTACTCCTGTAGATGGTGGATTGCCTGTTTCTACACTCCAAGCAGAAAGACCTGCGCCATCACCAATTGTCAAACTGGTTTCTTTAGGAGTAAGAGGAGTGTTTAATGCTTGTAATTTTAACTGTAAGTAATCACCATTATTAACTGTTCCTGATGAGGATGAGAATGTTACACCATCAAGAACCTCATATCCATCACCATTTGTAGTTGTACTGTTAGTAGATGATGCTGCCCACTCACCACCATTAGTTAGCGAGAGAAGTGCTGGTTCAGTCAAACCTTGAATTCTGATAATCTCAGAATATGCAACTTCTTCAAGATCTAAACCAGTTAAATTTGTGAAGTTTGGAAATGGTTCTGGAATGTTTAATGGTTGTGTCTTGGTTTTAATTTTCCATTGCTCATTCGCAGTTCCAATTACCAGTGTAACAATTGTATCTTGGTTATTGAAATTTTGCGTTCTTGCTCGAATTTGAATTCGAGATCCATTCTGTACAGCTTCAGATCCTGTTCCTTGGATCCAATAGTCATCAGCGGCAACGCCATATGCAGGCATTGGATTGTTTGATTCATCTAATCTACCCCAATTTCCATCGCCATTATAATCAATACGCATGGCGAAATACGTAATATCACCAGCAAATGTAGAACCTAATGCAACTGGTGCTTGTGTTGTTGGTGTTAAACCACTGACAGTGAGAATTGACTCACCAGGACGAGATCCATCTCCATATGTGTATAGTGTGTCCAGTTCAGCTGGATCAACCTCTTGAAAAGGAAATGGATCTGGTGTAAAGTCTTCAGGTACAGTTGTGATTAACCAATACTGTGTTAGATCACCAAGTTGAATGGTAACTGTCTGGGTAGTATCCCAAGTTGGGGGTGCCTTAAATCTAAACTGAACGTAATCACCCTCAGAAACATATACTGGTGTGCTTGAAAAAGAATATGTCATTCCGTTTAGATAATATCTCCAGTCTTACTATTTAGATCTGTTCCACATTATCCCAGTCGCCGTCTTGATTGACTTGAATCTGGATTGGATAGTTTGATTTTACTTTTACTGGGACATCAATGCCATTAATCTCATACAACTGCGATTCAATGATGTCTTCAGGTGCAATATCTGGAGTAAATACTGGTTCCTGATCTTTGAAAGCATCCTCTTTTTCTTCAATGATAATACCATCAGGTGTTCTATCAATATTAACAGGGATAAGTGCGCTAAAGGTTTGACTACCCCCCTCACCAGTTGCTTGTGCTACTAGTTGAACCTGCTCAGGTCCTTGTGAATTATATGGGACTGGAATTTGTGTTGATTCTACATCAAATTCAGTTGTACCACCTATCTCAGCACTTTCAGCAGGACCATATGTTAATGTATCACCTACTGTTGTAGTACCATCAGCGTATATGTATGTTGGTGCAATATTAATACTAATATTGCAATACTCTGATTCAAAACCAACAAAGAGATCATCACCATAATCTAATTGCTCTGGAACATTCCATTCAAACGTTGGAATTTGTACAACTCGTACAGTTAAAGTTGCAGATGGTGATGCACCAGCACCTCCATCTTGTGCATATCCAGTGAAAGTAATAGTATCTGCAGCAGTAAATGTTTCACTACTAGTATTGAGACCATTGGTAATAGGTCCAGCAGTCCAAGTAACTCCAGGTGTTGTTCCTGTAGTGTACCAACTAATTGTAAATTGCTGACCAGCAGTAATAGTATTAGTTGCATCAAGACCAGTAGCAGTAATAACAAGTGTTGGAGGAACTAATACTGTTACTGTAATAGATCCACCTGTGCTCAATGTATAAGTTGTTGTGCCTAATGGTGTTTGAGTGGAACTACCACTGAAAGTAATGCTGGAATTATCAGTATATCCACTAGTTGGTGCTTTAAAACCAGAATTAGGTCCAGTACCAGTGTATGGTCCTTCACCACTAGAACTTGTCGTCCAAATAGTTCCAAAACCATTAGGAGGACCACCATTTGGGTCAATTTTTTCGTAAATTGTTGATACGCTTACAGGATGACCTGATGAATTAAATGGATATACGTATCCAATAATTGCACTTGGTTTAACACTACTTTCTGCATCATATCCCAAGAACGTTCCTGGTGCCTGTGTGGTAAATGATTTGAATAGAGTGCCTTCAGAAGTATATCCACCAGGATTAGTTGGAGAGCACATATGATCTCCTGGGGCAGGAGTTGTACTAAACCACCTAGGAATATTTTGAACACTATAAGTCACTGCACTTCCTGACGTAATTGTCAATGTACCAGGAGCAGGACTAATACTTGCGCTAGCATATCCAGTGACACTCCAACTAAAAGTTACTGATTGACCCTGTATGATAGTTTTAGATGTTGTTCCATCACTAAAAGTAAGTGATGATGATGCCTGAGTAGCGAGATTAAATTCTTCTTCATCTACAGGTGATGCAGCTCGTAATGAACCTCCATTAGAAACAACTTTAGCAACTTGCAAGTCTTCTACAGGTTCAGAAGATCCAGCTGGGAAACCAGTACCAATCTGCCTTACATTTTGAAACTCGCCATCATTCTTCCTTACTGAGATTGCATAGTCAGATTTAATTTCGACAGGAATATCGATGCCATCAACCAAATACATGTCAGACAGCGTAGTGTCTTCAGGTAAAACATCTTTTGTATAGACTGGTTCTTCATTTTGAAACTTACCATCAGTTTCCTGAACATTAAAATTGTCCATCTCTTCATCAATGATGATGGGCACAGTCTTAGAAAGCATCTGAGAACCACCATTGCCAGTAATACTCAATACATAAGTTACTGATCTTGGTCCAAAGTTATCGTAAGTAACACCAGTGCCAATAACATTATCAATTGTTGGGTTTGGACCATCTAACTCAGCAGTTCCGCAAACTGGATACGATGTAGTTCCTTGGTCAGAAGTATATGTGTTGTAATTAAATATCTTTTGTATCTCAACAGTAAGATTTGCATAACTGACATCATAGTCAATATTTCCGTTCTCACCATAATTAAGAGATTCTGGAACATTGAACTCATTAATTACAGGTACTTGATAAACATAAACTGTGACAGATGCTGTTGGACTGGTTCCACCGTTGCCAGTAGCATATCCACTATAAGTTGTGGTAACAGCAGGACAAACTTGTACAGAACTAGTTACAAGTTGGTTAGCGATATTTCCACTTGTCCATATAACTGTGTCGCCATCACCACTGACAGACCATGATATAGTAGTACATTGACCAGCAATAAGAGTTGTCTGACCAACCTGTATATTTAATACTGGTGGGATATAAACAGTTAGTGTTGCATATCTAACAGTTTGACCACCTTCACCACGAACATCAAAAAAGTATTGTGTTGTAATACTAGGACAAACTGTTGTACTACCACTAGCAGAACTAGAGATATTTGACATATTGCGGTAGTAAATGCCAACACCAGAAGAACTCCAGGAAAGTTGAGCACATTCTCCTTGAATAATTGCAGAAGGACTTACAGAAATACTTACAGATGGTGCTGGAGGTCTCGATGGTGCATCAATTGTAAAAGCAATACCATATGGATTAGTAGCAAAGTTATCTGATGATGGTGCATTATAAACACTACCACTTATACTCTTACTTCCTGGCGTACTGTAAAATGTTGTTGTTGATTGTCCGCCAAATCCAGATACAGAACAACCTACACCACCAACATTCAATGATCCACTGTTATCAGCAGATGCTCTAACTGTATAATTTCCAGAGTATGGAAAATATACGCTACCAGAAAAATAAAAAGTAGAACCATTGTAGGAACTACCAGGACCGCTGTTAGGACCAGTAAATCTAACAGAATATGAGTTCATTAAAGAACCCCATGCACCATTGGTATAATCACCACCAATGCCGCCAGGTATGTTTCTGCTAGTGTATATAATTGCCATCAGAGTTGCTCCACGTCTGTCCAGTTATCTCCCTGATTAATATCTATCTTGATTTCCCTATTAGATTTAACAGTAACAGGAATATCAATACCATCGATCAAAATTAAGTTTGTCAAGATATCAGTATCTGGTGTATAGATGGGATCTTGATCCTTAAATGCATCATCAGTTTCAGGAATAATAACATTATCAGGTGTTCTATCAATATTTACTTGCAGGGTTTTACTTTCGGTATAACTACCACCTGTACCTACAACGGTAATTTTTACGTCAATTGACTGTGGTCCCACAGTTCCCCAAGGAACTGGAATTTCTACACCACCAGTAGGAGAATTTACAACAGTTTCCGAGTCTGGTCTTCCAGATTCTCCTGTAATTGCAGGAGTGATCTGAATAATGTCTCCAATAACCGTAGTTCCATCAGTCATTCTGTGGAATGGTTCTAGTCTAATCTCAAGATCTGCATATTGTGTCTCAAAATTGACAAACAAAGCATCACCATAATCAATTGGATCAGGAACAGTTAGTGTTGCTGTAGGAACATAAACCACATAAACTGTAACTCCTGAAGGTGCAGATGTTCCACCTATTCCACTTGCTTGTGCAGTATATGTTGTAGTAATTTGAGGACAAATTTGTACAGAACTAGTAAGCAAACTATTAGCAATATTACCAGATAACCATATAAGAGTATCAGCATCACCAGTAGTCTCCCATGATAATGTGGTACATTGTCCGATAATTAAAACAGTGTCTATTACATCAACAATCACCTTTGGTCTGATGATCATAGAGACTTCAAGATAACCATTTGCACCTTCATTGTTATAACCAACACCAACAGATCCAACTGTTGCTGTATGTGTTGTCCCAGGAGCATAGGTGATAGAATCAATTAAGTCTTGTCTAGTAAAAGCAGCAGTGACTGCTCCACCACCACCGCCGCCCATACCTTGACCGCCTGCCTTTAGTCCAGTACAGGTAAAAACAAATCCCATGACATATGTATTTTTAGAATTGCCATTACCAAACCAGATTCTGAACCCAGAAGAAGTTTTACCTAAAATACCACAATTGAAGTATGGTGTATTAGAACCACCACCTGCTGCTGCTTGAGTGACACTATTAATGACTAAGTTATAGTTAGCATTCGTAAATGGTTGATAGAAACTGATTAGATAATGCTTTGTTCCATAGTTTGGAGCACATGAGAGACCATCGGGTGCATATTGACCCACAAAAGTTACACTAAGATCGGGACTGGTTTGATAAAATGTGTGCGTGTTTGAATCGTTGTTAAAGAAGTGAGTTACACTAGACTGATATGTTAAATTACCAGGATCTCCTCCACCACCATTACCATATCTGGTATTACCAATTAATGCTCCATTTCCTTTATCTGGAATACTACCATTATTTCCACTAAAAGTACCAACGGAAACTCCAACGCTCGCCCAATCAAATACAGAAGATCCCTCTCCTCCAGTACCACCCCCTGGTGAAGATCCACCTGCGCCACCAGTTGCTTTTAACCCAAAGAACTCAGAATCTCCACCATCTTCTCCTGCGGTTTTAGTTAAATCATCAGCAACTTGTTCGCCACCGCCACCTGCTCCCCACATTTTAATTTCTAGCTCAGCAATCTCTTCAGGAACTGTAAAAACACTCTGATCTACGAGATTAAATGTCTGTGGCATGATTAGATCTTAATGATATACTCTACAAGAATGAAAGGCGTTACTAATTGATCTATTTTCTCATCATCACTAAGATCAACATCAACATATGCGCTAACACCAGTCATATCAACTTGCTTCTGTGCATATGAATATGTAAAATTATGAGCATAACTAAATGGTCTGGCAATATTGTGTGAATGAACTGACTCTGAACCTGCTTCTCTAGTGTAGGCTAATTCATGTCCAGCACCACTATTTCCTCCAAACTCACCGTAGTCTTTACCACCAGTTCCACCAACTTTATGGTTTCCTGTGTAGTTCAAATATTTCTGAGCAGAGTTATGAGCATGACCTTGGAAGTTATCAATACCAAGAGTTTCTTCAGTTGTCGCTCTTTGAATAGTATATCTTGGATTGCCTAACATCGAAATACCAGTTACTGGACTAATCTGAACATTACCCTGATAAAATGAAGTAATTCTAGATCCACTATTACTAGTAATAGTAACTTGAGGTCCAACTCTATTAAGAGGATTAGTTTCAACAATTCCACGATCAACAGTCAAGTTGTTATACAAACCTGTTCCTCTACCACCAATAATAACTTTAGAACCCAAATCTGGTAATTGAAACTGTCCCAACTCACCAGTCTCAGGATTTGGATTAAGTAAAGTTGTAAGTTCTTTCTTGAATCTACACTCATCACCAGATCCTAATACTTCTGCTAATGCAATGTAATCTTTTACATTTAAAACGGACCCATCACATCGCAAATATCCTGCTGGCAATTCTTTCCTAAAATTTACACTGGTTGGATCGTTTACTGTACCCAATCCAGGAGTAGAATGAGCAACAATTGTGCCCACAATACCGCCGTATCTTGATCTTTCTCGTGTGTAATTTGCCATCTTAGTATGCTCTGATGATGTAAACACAAGTTACTGATGGTTGACTTGTGTTCATGTCTATTTGTAATGCTCCAGTGTTAGAAACATTATCCAAAGTTGTAGTAATAGGAATATTTACATCTGCAATAAGACTTGACTGTGGTTTTAGACTACCTTGGTCGTAAATAATTTCAAATGGTTCATGTGTATGTGCAAATAAATTATCCGATAACCAATCGCTAGAAGCATTGCTCAAAAATGTTCCAAAATAACCATCGCCTGGTGTATCTGGATAGTAATTACTTTGTCCTGATGGAATTTGAAGTTCACTTCCATATAATCCATATGGAATGGTATCTCCACCACTCATAGCTTGATATGTAAATTGACTCTGTTCTGCGATTGGAGAACGATACATCTCTCTAGCATAGATGTTAACTGGTGGTGCTTCAGAACCTACTTGACCAATCGTTCTACCTTCTCTTCCACCACCAACACCAGAATAAGCATCAGCTGCTCCAGTATCCCAAAGGTTGTTATTTAGATTTATATTTTTATAAGTCTGCTCCCATCTGAAGAAAAAAGTATCAATATTTGGACCATCTTCCTGGTCATCAGATGCCTGATATGTCCAGTCAATTTCAATGTTATCCCAAGGAATGACACCTTTACCAGATCTTGTATTAGGTAAATTATTTAATGTTTCATACGTTCCACTATGTGTATGTGGTCTGATATGCTGGTGTCCCAACTTTCTTCCACCAATATACATAATCTTTTCACCAACACCATCAATAATAGTGTTGCCACGAATATTTCCACTATATCCTAATCTATCATTAAGAGTAAATTCAACATCAGTACGAACGTCAGTAAATACCGCGTTAGAGATTAGATTAGTATTAGGTCCAATGTATGGAGAAATAATAGTTCTCGCATCGGGATCAATGTCAGGAGTTTTTCCTGTACCACCATTCACTGCTTGATCAAAATATGCTTCCTCAATGTCCATTAGGTGCTGACCACCATTCAAGTTAGGGAGAAGAAAATCTCCCTGATAGTTTGGAAAAGCACCGCCTAAATTAGATGTGTTTGGATCTTGATTGTAAGTATCACCAATAGCCTGGACCAGCAAAGGAAAGTCCCTTGCTGGTTGACTAGATCCATCACAAATAACCCACCCATCTGGAATTTCACTAAGACCACCAGACCACGGCATGATAGTGCCGATGACCGCAGCCTTCATAGATTTTGTGCCCTGGTAAAACATATTTTTATACGTCCATTAGATACCAACCAGTGAGAGCAGATGGTACGTTAGAAGAATTACCATCTGGATCAACTGAACCTGCATATACAAGTCCGAATGCTGCATTAGGTGTTTGTACAACTAATTCACCACCGTTGTATCCAGCATATGCGGAAGGAGGAACACCAATCAATACAGCAGAACCAGTATTTGAAAGTTCTTTCTGAACCTTAACATCATCAGGTGCTCTGACAACCAGAGACAAGTTATAAGTTAGTGCTCCACTAATATCTATAATGCGAATAGTATCGCCAATTAGAGGATTAGAAGGTAGTTTGAACAGGGTGTTGCCTGTTGCATTGACGAAGTAATTAACGTTTGCTTCAGCATTGACAACTGTCTCACTAGTTGCTACCCACTTAGGACCACCAGTTCTGGTGAAGTAGTTGTTGATGCCTGCGATCTGCATTGCACCATCACTTTCGATGGAGAACATCTCTCCTTCATTCTCATCCTTAACAACAACTCTTCTATCCTGTGCCTCGCCAGCGCCATCTCTGAAGGTCATGTCAAGACCACCAGTATTGACTACGATAGATCCACCAAACGTGCTAGGACCGCTTCCTAGTGCTGATAGAGAACCATATACGGTGAAGTCTCCAGAAGAATTGATAAACTCAAGTCTTGGAACTGTTTGATCTGCAACACCATTTTCATCCTTGCCATAGAAACGCATGTCTCCAAGACTGAAGATGCTTCCAGTTGCAGTATCAACTTGGAAAGTGACAGCTTCTTGAACCTCTGAATTGCCACCATTGGTTAGAGTTAGGAACTCAGTGTTGCCCTGAGGTGTTAGTTTGAAGATCTCACTGTTTCCAAATGGTGTAAGAACACCAGCAACTTCAAAGTCCGCAGATCCAACATTAGCAGCAAACGTAGATCCTCTGAGAGTGATCGTGTTGTTTGTAGTTAGAGTTCCCTGTGTAACAGTATTACCAGTGTCAGAATCAACAGTGAATCTGTTGAATCCAGTACCAGCAAGGATATCACCGAAGATGTAAGTATCACCTGTTGTAGATTCAACCTTGAATACTTCAGCAGCAGGATCACCACCATCATTGACACTCAATGATTGAGGTGAAGTAGTAATGAGAGATTCGATAGATACAAATTCAGTACCAGTTAGTCTGAGTAGGTCTCTGGTGGAGATTGTACCACCAAATTCTGCAACACCGATTCTTACATTACCAGTGCCATTGCCAATACCGCTTTCAGGAATATCAATGTTTCCATCTAGATCAAGGTCAGAACCAGTAATGAAGGAAGCATTAGATTGCTTGACTAGTTTAGCAATTACACAGTTATCAGGGTGATTATCATATACACCAGTGCCTTCTTGACCTCTGCTAACAATCAGTCTGTATCCGTTAGGATCAGCAGGGTTAGCGACGTTAGCAAGACCGATAACACGAACAATCTCACTCTGTGATTCGTCTCTTAGACCAGTTAATTCATTTGGTGCAACACCAACAGTGTCTGGAGATGCAGGATCACCTCTATCAATTAAGAGAAGATCACCAACTCTGAAGTCAGTAACTGTTGGAGTTGTAATTGGTAGGAAGTATGTCTGACCAGCATCGTTGGTAGCACCAACATTGAAGGTAAGATCTCCACCACCAACTCCACCACCGAGTTGATCATTAGTAATTGTAAGTGTATCACCAGCGACATATCCAGAACCAGGAGATTCAACAGTGATGTCGATTGTGCTATCAGCACGAACAAGAACTGTGAATGTTGCACCAACACCAACACCTGTGGTGGTTGCAGTTAGGAACGAATATGTTGCAGATGGTCTGAATTCAGCGCCGTTATTGACAATGGTGTCGATAGAAGCAATCTGACCACCAGCAAGCAAGAATGCATTGGATCCCCAGGTAGAAACACCTGCAGTATCAATGAACTTACCAGTAGTTTGATACTTGTAGAAGTCAATGTTTGGATTCTCTAGTCCGCCAACATTGTGTGCTACAATTGTTGTTCCAAACTTACCTCTTCCGATCTCAAGAATACCAGCATTTAGACCACCGTCTAGTCTGATATTACCTTCAACAACAGCAGATGCAAGGACATTTAGTGTGTTTCTAACAGTGGTAGAACCACCAGTAGAACCCATCTGCAGTTGAGTAGCATTAATAGCAAAATTAACTGTATTTGTTTGGTCTCCGTCGAAGATATCAACAACTCTAGTCTGAGTGAATAGTCTAGAAGTGCTGGTTCCAGCGCCATAGCGTGTGCCAATCTCAAGTTCGCCAGCGATTAGTGTCTGTCTTGTGCCAATCTCAGTGAATGATGCAGTGTTGCCCCATGCACCACCAAGAGTGATTTCACAGTTGTTAGCAACATCATCACTAACGCTAGCAATATCAACAATCGCGTTGGTAGAATTTCTATGAATTCTTAGCGATGTTTCTGTAGCAGCATTACCAATCTGAATTGTCTGATTATCAGAAGAGTTAGCAATGTTGATGCTCTGATCAACGCTAGTGTTGTTCAGGAAGTTAAAGATCTGACCTTCACCTGCCCAGTTTAGAATGTTTGCATTCTGTGGGACGAAGTTGAATGTATTGTTAGTAGTGGTTAGATCACCACCATTAACTTGGATGTCAGAACTGAACTCAGTGTCTCCAGTAATTCTACCAGTACCAACAACAACCAGAGTCTGATCTAGGTTGTTCTGTGGATTAACAACATCATTAACTGAGGTGTTAATACCAAGTCTGCCACCGTTGGTGGTCATGACTCTCAATACTGCATCATCATCAGGATCAGTGCTGTCTCCGCCAACTAGCAGAGCGTTATCCATTGGATTCTCAGTTCTAGCAACTGTAGTCTCCGTTAGGAAGTTAGGAACAGTCTTACCACTGATGAATACATTACCAACAACATCTAGGTTCGCTCTTGGATCAGTCTCATCAGAGATCCATGCAGTCTGTGTTGCAATGTGTGCAGCACGAGCAATAGTGTTGATACCAAGTTTGAAGTCACCATATGTCTCAGTGTTAGTTCTGAGTGCTTCAGCACCAACAACTCCCATCTCTTTCCAGTTAGAGTTAGAGAAGTCAATAGTTGGAGCAACTTGACCTTGAGGAACATCAGTTACACCACCAGTTCCACGCCATGCCAGTAGATTTACTGGGATAGCATCAGTAACTTGGAAATGTACATAGTTGTTTGCAGGGTTAAATGCATCACCGTTAGGACTATAGACCTGCCAGACAGAGTTTAGTCTGCTATCTGGATAGTTATTAACTCTGATCTGTGATCCAGAGGTAATACCAATTGCACTGTTAGAAACATCAACACCATTGTCATCGACAAATGTAAGTTTGACAATGTTAGTGCCATCAAATTCAATAGAGAAGATGTTGGTTTGTGGGATGGTTTGATAGTAGTTTGCATAGATCCAACCCCAGGATCCAGTCTTACCAACCTCAACACCCTTGAGTAGGATGTCTCCTGCCTTAACAGCAACACCGTTGTAAGATACAAACTGGTTAGCATATACTCTATCACCACCATCTACAGGGATGGAGTTGTTGTTAGGAGTAATATTTGAAGGAAGACCGTTGGTGATGTGCGTCTGAATCTGGTATCCTTGACCAGTTCCTCTTGCATTGAATCCAAAGATTGCTGCTTGGACTCTGTTCTTACTAATGCGGATATCACCGTCATTAACAACCTTGAATGCAGTTCTATCAAGAGATTCGTCTTGCTCTAGGTTGGTGACAGGATCAACAGAGGATACATTTGAACGGATGATCAATGTATCGCGAACTTCTGTTAGATCATTGTCCTGAACAGAGATAACAACTGGGGACTGGAATACGTTCTGTTGCGAACCATCACCACCAACAACTGTAATATTCTGGTTGAATGTTACAGGTGTGTCGAAGGTGGTAACTAGGTTGCCGATATCCTCGTCATCATCTGCGCTAGATTCGAGAACTGCTGCTTCTAGGAATGTCTCTTCGCCAGTAATAGCGTTAATCTTTCTATTACCGATATAGAGGTCTCCATTAGAGTTGAGACCTGTGTAGAAGACGATACCAGCGTCCTGTTTCTTACTTTGGGCGTAGAAGTCCTCAGTAGGTGTTAGAACAATCTCCTGACGTGCTGGGAGACCAGTAGAGTAGTTGCCTGGTCCGAAACCAAGATACTCAAACGTATGGTTTCCAGCACGAGCAATAGATGGACGACGGAGTTCAACGTAATACTTCTGATCTGCTAGAACTGTACTATTACCAGAAATCTTGATCTTACGATCTTCTGAACCAGAAGTTGCATTACCAGATTGTGCTTGGATTGCATTATCACCACTATAATCATTCATGACGAATGCTGGTTGATTGGTGAAATCTTCAACCAATTCTCTGGTAACAGAGTTTTTATAGTCGTTAGTTGTTACAAGACCGTGAATATAGTTGTCTGCTGCAGAGTAGGTAGCAGGTGGGTCGATAGACTGAACTGCTAGTGCTAGTTCTTCTGCAGAAGTACCATTCTTCTGGAACCACAGAGGATCGTTCTTGTAGTCTAGAGGATACAGTCTGCTGACTGGTTGTGAGAATCTAAACTTACGGAAGTTGCCGCCTGCACCTGCACCAGTTGGGAATGGTGAGATATTACCACGTAGGCAAGAGAGATAATAGACACCATCTTGCTGACCTGCGATTCTACGCTGTAGGGTCTCATAACTGAAGACATAGAATGTGTCATCAATAATTCCTGCATCCTCAACACTCTCAACATAGTATTCAATACCAGCGTCGTCTTGGATACGATCACCAGGAGTAATAGTATAAACGTTAGCGCCGTTTTGCTTGTAAAAATACTCAGGATAATTTTTTCTGATTAGTGTTTTTAGAGGTAGCGATTTGCCCATGTCCTGATCCTCAAGCATGGTAGCAAATGTGCTGCCCTGCTGGAATCTGGTCTCATAATACTCACTGAACTCTAGTTTGCCACCACGAATGTTCTTCAGGATGAGATAATGCTCACCATTTACAGTCATGTAAGCATGGAGGTTAGCAAGACCAGTGGAGTTTCCAGACCATGTAATCTGGTTTGCAGTAACACTTTCAGTCTTATTAACTGTCCATTCACCACCCTGAGGTGCGTTGATCTTAACTGTAGTGAATGACTCGTTCCTTAAACCAGAGAAGTTAAGAGTATCAACAGTGTGATCGAACACTGTCATCTCTAGATACTGAATGGTAGGATCTAGAGTGTCCTCAACATAACGTGCTGATTGAATTGTCGCCTGAATACCAGAGTTAAATCTAGCAAATGCAGGAGACAGATAAGGATCATACGCTGCATCGATGTTTAGTGAATTAGCATCAAAGTTTGCTTGATTTACACCAATGAATTCACCTGCCTGTCTTGGGTTCTCGAAACGAGCACCATATACAGTTCCTGCTACTGGTTTGAGTAGAAGTTTCTGAGGTACTAACTTACGAGTATCGTCAGTTCTTGTCTTAATAACAAATCCATTGATAGGATCTCTTGCATTCTCGATATACTTAGGAATGACATAACGAATCTTGTAAGTTCTGTCATCTGCACCACGCTCATCTTCGAGACGTGTAAACCAAGTATCAGTAGATCTGTTTCTATCTGCTAGGTCAGACTGCTTGATTCTCCAGAAAATATTCTGCTCTCTTACTGCTAAGAAGTTGTTGCTAGATCCTTCATCCTTACAATTTACATACCACTTACCAGACTTATTAGTTAATCTGGAGAATGCTGGGTCAAACTTAACAGGTGATCTGCGCTTGTTAGCATATACATTAAATGTAATTGTCTGACCAGGAACAAATGTAATTGGATTTACATTGTTGATAGCATCTGCATGAGTCTTGTGGATTGTGAAGACTCTATCATTCTGATAGCGTGCGAAGAATTCAATCTGGGGATTGATCTTACCGAAGTTTGCATCGTTAGGATCTTGTACTGCAACGTCAGCATCTGCTGCATACGTTGTAGAAATCTCAGGTAGTGTTCCACCCTCAACCTCTCTAAAGAACACCTTATGAGGTGTTACAGAAGCAAATGGTACATCGAAGATGTGAGGAACATCGGTCTCAATACCAGCATTAACTGCACTGGTTAGTTTTGCCTTGTAGTTGTGTAGATCATACTTCTCGTCAAGAACGAACTGATAGATATCGATTTCAACATCCTTATCGATGCTCTCTGATTCAGATGAATAGAGATAGATACCTGCTGCAGCATTCTCTCTAGAAGTTGCAAGCATCAACTTAGTCTGATCACTACCATTGAAGAAGGTAGTATTGCTGAAGTCATTAGGTGCTGTTGTTCTACCAGGAGCAATTACATAGTATGTTGTATTGGTGTCAAAACCGTTAGGTAGTCTGACAAGACGCTTATCAACATCAACAAACTTACCTAGTGCAACATCAAAACGAGGACGTGGAACCAGTCTGACTGGTGTGCCAGTTTCAAAGTCGTGTGGGTTGGATACACCAGTGCCGCTAGTATTGATAGTGAATACCGTTGCTCTAGATGCAAACAGTGAGATGTTAGCAGTCTGTTCTACTCTTGTTACACTGCCAAGACCACTATTGATGATCGTAGTGATATTTCCAATCAGAGTTTCAATTGCATCAGCAGTGCCAGCACACTCTCTCTGAGATGGAGATGTAAGAGTGTCTTGAATAACATCTGGACCTTCAGACTCAGGACCAACAGTAACCGTAGTTGGTTCTGTATCTGCCCATGAACCTTGTGGGAATACAAAGTATAGATTTGTAGTTGTGCTATTGACCTGTGCTAGGACAGATGCACCTTGATCAAGTTTAGAACCTCTGATGCCAAGTTCAATCTCAGTATTGCTGACGATTCTCTTGACATAAGTCTCTTCAGGAATGTTTGCAAAGTTTCTAGTTGCACCATCCTGTAGCAATCCATTAACATATGCAGGATTGACTGGATCAGTCTCATCATACTCAGCAACACTCATACCAATTAGAACACCACGAGTATCACCGATATCAACGATTGCAGAACCAGCAGTTGTGGTACAATTATATGCTAGGAAGTCGAAGTTTCTCATGGCAGCAGTTGCCATCTGTCCGACATAGTTCCATGCATCGATGGTCTCTGTCTTCTCGCCGTCGATATACTCTAGTTGGTTGCCAACATAGTATGCTTCACCTGCCTGTACAGAGTTGATGTTGCCACCAAGTCTGAGGTCATTAACAACAGCATCAACGATGTAAGATACATCACGGAAACACTTGGATGCTTCTGCGTCAGTGATGAAGGATCCACGATTAACAACAGGGAGTCCTTCTAGGTTTGATCCAGTGAATGCATCGAGTGCAATGTCAAATAGAACCTCAATTGTAGAGCGGACGTTAGCACAATCCCACTCACCATGATCAATTGGTGGGGGATCAAAGGTGCTGGTAGTAATAATATCAGTGATGATACCGATTAGAGTATCAACAGTCTGCAGAACATCAGAGCAATTATGCAATGCATAAGTAGTTGGTTGAGCTGGTTCTGTTCTAGTGATAAGACTAATATCACCAACACCAGCATCAGTACCGATTGATTGGATGATGATACCCATTAGAGTATCAAATGCACTGACAACAGGAGCACAAGCGTTTGCACCGTATTGAGGTGAATCCCAATCTTCTACTAGAGTGTTATCAAAGACCTGAGAAATGCCATTGTTAGGAGATGTAGAAACTGGTCTGTTTCTAATAACATCCCTCGAAATTGTATTAACCTCGACAAATACTCTCGCTGCTTCATCACGCTCAGGATCAAGGAATGTCTCTACCTGAACACCCTTCAGGATGCTATCAGTTGCTGCACTTACAAATGTATGTGCAGATGTATCAGAAGAGACACCTACATTGACAGTGATAGTGTTGAGTGTATGTGCAGTGATCTCGATCCATTGACCAGCATATGGATCACTGCCAGGACGTGGATAGGTATGCTGAGTAGCATTGTTGTCCAACTCACAAGTGAATGTGATGCTGTTGTCAGCAATCTTAATGTAATCACCTGTGGTCATTCCATGACCAGGGATGTTGAAGACTGATACTCCAGTTGCAGGATCATATGATACATCAGTTGGAGTAAATCTCTCTGGATTTAGACCAGCAAAGATGTTAGTAACATATACTTCTGCAGCATCATAAGTCTTGCTGTTTCCACCAAACTTAAGGTTCCATGCAACCTGATCTAGAACGTTATAAACGTCGTCTAGACAATCTTGCTTGGTGTTTGTTGGTTGTGGTTCATATGATGGGAATGCAGCAAGCATACGCTGATATGCTTCCTCTGCAATAAACTCCTTGTTTGCAATCAACTGATTATATCCATCAGCATAGATGTCTCCAAGGACTACAGGATCACCATAGTTGTCAAGAGTAATGGTGTTATCTTTATAGTGTAGTTGATTGTTGATTGCACGATTTACAGCATCAGCAACTCTCTTAAATGCGGTGATTGATTGAGACTGCTCTCCAACTAGACCGTCTGGACGTGGAGCACCATCACGCATGAAGTATGCTCTTGCTGCAGCAACACAATACTCATTACCACCAAACCAGAGATCCTGTTGTACAGCATCAAGGATGTGTCCAATGTCTCTACGGCACTTGGATTCACCAATAGGTGATGAAGATCCTGTAGGAACAACATAGTTAGGATGACTTGGATCGGTGAGACTTGCATCATTACCTTGGTTGATAACCTGAGTAACAATAGATGTTAGTGATGCGATTGCATTCTGTACGTCAGTACATGCTGTAGGATCTGTATTTGCTACATCACCATTACCATCGCCATAGATTGCTTCACCTGGACTAATGCCAGCGACATAACCAGGATCACCATCTACTCCAACTTCACGCTCATTATAACCACTAGTTAGTTGGTTAGATACCGCTTGGATCATATGATCTCTAGCAGCATTGAATCCCCAGATGCTTTGTGCTTCTTCTCCCTGCAGACCACCTACGACCCAGTTAGGAGTGCCCTCATATGTTCCGCTGAAATACTGACTGATGAAGTCTCTAGTCCATCTATTACCACCAAGGAAGATGTCCATACCGACAGCTTCAATGAAGTATCCTAGGTCTCTACGGCACTTCTCGTCGCTGTTGTTAGGATATACAAAAGTAGGGAACTGAGCATTGATTGCGTCAATAGCATACTGAATAGTATCAGCAGAGTTTCTTCTGATAAAGCGATATGCTGACTTGAAACGTGATCTGGATGTCTCCTGATCATCTTCAGGGAAGTAGAAGAATGGTGCTTCAGTTTCATAAACAGCAATCTCACATAGAGCATTGTCAAGGATAAAGTCTCTATTATTTTCAATTAGATTGTAAGTAGTCTTATATCTGTTAGCATCTTTGCTAGAAAGATCATAAGATACACCATTAGTTGTTAGTCCTGCTTCTTCTGCTTCAGAACCAGTGTATCCATTAACAATAGGACCACAAGGATTGTTTAATTTAAGTGAAAGATCAGGTGCTGTGTTGCTTGGATCATAAAGATCTGCCTTGACATTCAATAGGTTAGCAATTGCTTGCTTACATAGGTCTCTTGCTCTTGCAAGTGCCCACGTATATTGATCTTCAGAACCAAGATATGTCTGATCAATAGTTCCATCACCATTGAAGTATTCTCTAACCTTCTCAATGATGTTGTAGTTGCCACCATCTCTAAGGTCTTCTGCGACAGCATCAACAATGAATCCAATTTCATCTGCTTGGATTGATGTGCCACCATAGGTGTCAAGCAGAGACTGCATGACAGTAGCAACGATCTGCTGTCTGTTATCAACAATTAGGTTGCGAGCATCAAAGTATCTGTTTGCTTGAGGATCTCTGCCAGGATTGACATAAGAAATGTTCTGGAGTCTTGGATACTTCTCTAGGATATAACCGAAAACTTCCTCCTGGATCATGCGACGGTTGCTCTCAATGAGATTAGCAGCGTCTGCATAAGTGCTGTTAATGCTGAATCCAGATGGGTTCAGGATAGATGGTGCAGCAATATACTTAACGAAACCAGTTGGTTCTAGTGATACGTTGAACTCTTCTGTACCACCAGCAGTTGCTGGGTCTAGTTTTACATATAGTTTTTCATCACTCTTTGCACCTAGTCTATAACCCTGGATGGTTACAGCGGGACGATCAATTGGTTGAATGATATCTTCACTGCCAAGATACAACTTAGTGAAGTTGTCCTGCTCTTGGATAGTGCCTTGGATGTCAATAGTGTAGTATTGAACTTTCTTAGTATTTGCCTCAGACTCCTCAATAACCTTTGGAGGAATAATGTCAGTAATATAACCTGCTTTATCCTGGTTGAATGCAAATCCTTTGAAACCGATTGCATGTAGTGAGGTATTACCGAAGTTAGAGTTCGAGTTGGTGATCGACATATCACCACCACTTTCCATCAGGAAGTGATCAGCGAAACCAACAGCGAAGATCGAAACGTTCTGGATAAATGCATCTTCTGATGCACGGACGTGGAAGTTTCTCCAGTCATCTTTCCAGTAAGAATCACCCTTGGTGTGGTAAGGAACTGTAGCAAATGCGTCAGTTAGTGATGCTTGGTTCCAAGTGTTGGAGTATTCATCATAACGGATGAATGCACGGTCGTCCTTCTGCAGCGAAACACCCGTGTATTGCGCGATAACCATCGACTTAAAGCCTGTCGCCTTAAGACCGTTTGCCCAGATGCCGCAAATACCCCAGGTAGAACGGATGGAGCAGTTAAAGACATACGGAGATGCAGACTCAACCGAATCAACTTCCGCTAGAGTTAGCGCATTAGCACCTAGTGCTGGTGTAGTATCTACGCTAATTGTCTGTCCTGCTGCGATACCAGTGCCAATTGCACTAACAACTTCCGCAACTTCGTAAGTGAATTTACGTGGGTCATTCTGATCGATAGACTTAATGGGGAAGATACCCTCAAGTACGCTATCAATTTCCGTATTAGAGATAGCAACAAACTGACCAGCAAAGTATCCGTGATCAACTTTAGTTGTTACTTCAATCTCAGATGTAGATGCAGGTAGAGATGGGATCGTTGTAGCATCATTGAACTTCAGAGATTCAATAACTCTGGAGTCAGATAGAGGTCCAACAATTCTGTTCTCTTGGATTCTAAAATCGAATTCGCCTGGATCATCAATGGTTGGTTGATAATCAGAGAATCCCTTAGCGATCTTTCTGTAGAATAGACCTAGTTCTTCTGTATCTGCATATTCAAATACAGTTAGTTTGTGGTGAGAATAGTTTGGTGCAGTTAGTTTAGTGAAGTCATTAGGGTCGTAATAAACTTCACCAGTACCATCTACAGCATTGTAGAGAGGAGATTCTGCAGTGGTCTGACCATCTTTGATGGTGAATTGCCAGAAGTAGCAACCACCAGTAACATTGAAGATAGCAGAGCGAGGAACAGTTACCGACGAAGGGTCAGGAACATATAGAGGACGAACAACAGTACGGCGAAGATCATAACCGACAAGTGAAGAACCTCTGGGGATGATTGCACCACCCTCAGTGTTGTTGAACTTATAGAGGACGTTATCAGGGTTTGAGATGTCTAGAATGGAGTTATCAGTCCATTCATTATTTGCTTGGTCGAAACCAAAGACATCAATTAGATTAGTATCTGCTACACCAGGACGGTTATCAATGTAGTGAATACCAGGCATCAGCATAATGCTGAACTGGTCAAACCTATCATTGCCAAAACCAGGCAGATAAGAATATCTTGCGATTTCTAGGAAAGCACGCTGGATGCTCTTAAATGGTGTTACAGGTGAATTACCTCTATTAGATAACGCATCTGTCGCGTTGAAATCATCAGGAGAAACATAAAGATACTTACCAGTTTTGCTGCTGATAAGGTTATCCAGACGTGTTAATGGCATGATTATTCTGACCCTGCAGTATAAATTTATCCTCGGATTTATTTATACACGAGGTCTGTACCTGTCCCCTAGAATAAGCATTCTTACTATCTCCTTTGAACACATGTAAATGTATCCAAACTGTTCGCGATATGTTGTTCTATACATAACTCCTCCACCTGGACTCGAACCAGGAACCTATTGATTAACAGTCAACCGCTCTGCCTGATTGAGCTATAGAGGATTGGGAATACCCGCTACTCGTCAGCAGCGGGGGCACCAAGGGGGGTCCCACCCCTCTCTCACATGGGTTGATGTTCCAGTTCTTTTTTCTCCTGGAGATGTGAGCACGGATGTCGCCAATCCGTTATGGAGAATAGGAGACTCGAACTCCTGACTTCCTGCGTGCAAAGCAGGCGCTCTACCAACTGAGCTAATTCCCCAGAGCCTTCGACAAGATTTGAACTTGCGACCTGAGCTTTACAAAAGCCCTGCTCTACCACTGAGCTACAAAGGCATTCGTTTAAACTTGAATGCTCCCCAATCAGATCCCCAAACCTTACGGTTGGTAGTTGCATCAAGACCACGATCTAAAACTTCGTAGTATTCTTGAGACAACTGCACTTCATTGGCAACATAAGTTTTGATGTTGCGGCGCATGACCCAGCATTCGCAGGTATCATTCTTACCTTTGAATAGTCTTGGTCCCTCTTGCTTCATAATATTATCACATGATGGTCGGTATGTCAAGCGATCATCAGTGAGTTTATCTAGATTCTCACAGTTGATGAATTCTGTAGGATCTTTGATCTCATAGTTCTTCAGGCGTAGATGTTCGCCCTCATCAACTACTTCAATTACAAATTGCCTGTATGGTCGGTTGAGCAGGTAGTTGTATGCCTGCTCACCATAGAATCGATTGTCTGAAATTTTTTTGTGTGTTACCCGAATGTGTGCATAACGGGTAGGATGAGACTGTGCTTGACGCTTATTAGAAAAGGTGCCTTCAAATAATTCAAGAAACGTGTTCATCAGGTAAAACTTCAGGATTAACGAGATCTAATTCAAACAATACAGGGTGGCATTCTTCAGCAATCAAATAATCAGAAAATCTGAAGATATCTTCTAGACTATATTCTGGATTGATTGCTGCTTCAGACAAGATCCACTTGTCTTCTTTTTCATGTCTTTCGAGTACATCAAACGCAAAAGGCATGTTCTCAACATAATACATTAGAACGGGTTCGTTGTCAACGAAGACATGTTTCTTGCTGATAGTGTACTTATGTGCCATCTGTTTTGTCAGGGTTTCCTGGTAATACTATTTACACAGGAAGTGCGAGTGGCGGGACTTGAACCCGCAAGAACGTTACGTTCGACAGATTTTAAGTCTGGTGTGTTTACCAATTTCACCACACTCGCTAGTAATAATTAAAGTTAATTGCAACTCTAATCTTTTCATCAGTACATGATGCACCTGTGTGGTAGTCTTCAGAATTGAACAGTACAAGTCTGTTTGCTACACTATTGATTATACCACCATCAGCAAATTTTGTATAGCCGTCATTGGTATTAACATAGTAAATAGCAACCTTTGTATTGTGCTGGTTATCCTGATGGAATCCATGCTCGACATTGGTCTCTGTCCTAGGGAGCAAGATACCCTTAATTCTGAGGATGGCAATCGGATTTAATTTTTCTAGGATAGGAAAGATGAGTTTAGAATACTCACTCTTGAATCCGTAGTTGTAATAAAAACTGTGCCCAAATTGATAATTGTATTGCTCTTCACAAAGAAGATCTTTTGAAACTACAGAATTTGCATAGTACCATGGGAAATTTGCATTCATCATGGTACTAGCAAGTGTGTCAAACTGTTCTTCTGGAAGAAAGTTATCAATAACTTCCATCACTGAGGTCGTGTAGGAGGTTCAGACAGTTTCAGAATTGATTGCTGTTTAATAAATGCTCTGAGCTCAGGGGTCTCATCCCATTCCCAGATCTCTTCGCGACCTTTGCTATCTGTGCGCTTAAACGTTTTCTTCATTAGAAATTTCCTCCAGTTTATCCATTATACCATCAAATGAACCAATATTCTCAATCTCAGAAATAAGATTGGCAATCTGTTTGCATACGATGGGTCTCTCCTGTCTAGCAGCAAATGCTAGAGCGTTGCGTAGAGATGCAGAAGCTTCCTGCAAACTCTCTTGTACTTGATTCCCTAAAGCCATTACTCCTCTGAAACTTGAACAGTGTTATTCTACTGAGTTTCTAAGGATCTGTCAAGTCAGTCTTCAGAAAACATATTTGTGATGCTTGTGAATACACTATGAAAGAACACATACAAAAAGAATGTGCTATCGTCTTTCTTCTTTCGCCTAGTTGTTGTCATAAGAACATACCGTGATCACTCATGTATTTAAGGGTTTCTTTCAGTGTGCCACGGTGATCTAAACCAATTGAAACCTGAGGATACTCTGCTTCTTCTCCAAACTCTGCCTTGAATTGTTTATGGGTAAAATGAATACCGAGCATAAACTCTTTTACATCTTGACCACATGCTTCAAGAACCATAACTGCTCGTTCTGATTCTTGACCACCGTTGCCATAAACTAGTGCCTGTATCATTGTTCGTGGTTGTATCTGCGAATTGTATGTATAACTTGTGAAATTAGAAAACTAGGATTTGTTTGAGACTCCTCAACTGTGTCTAGGACTGGAGTTGCCCCAACAATCTCCTTGCATTTAAAGAGATCTGTCATAGCAGATCTAAGTTTCTCATTTTTGAACTCAGATGTTGCCCAGAAGACAGCGACATCTCGCACTCCCCTGGTAACTTCATTTACCTGATGTGCTATGCCGCACTCATAGGTAATCATCATGCCAGGTTTTAATTTAATTTTTTCTACCTTGCCATCTGACCATAGACACAACTCTCCACCATCATATTCTGATGGGTCAGAGAGAAAAAGAGTATTGCTAAAGTCTCCTAGACTGTGGTTATCAAAGTGTGGTTTATAGAACCCACCAACACGAGTTCTGGAGATGGTGATATAACTCGTCTTGAGTGGAATAACAAAATCTCCAAAGTCTCTGTTCCTTGAGAGGGCATCATTGATTAATTCTACTGATCTCCTGTGAGACTCTGCACTAGGATGTAGTTCGATATTGTTCTTGCGTTCTGCATTAGCAATACGCTGTGAGTTAGTACCACTCATCCAATTCTTACTAGCACCCACCCACGATCTAATCTGAGATACTTCGTCCTCAGTAAGAAGTTGGGTTGTGATATACCTCATTTTTTACTGTGGTCATATTCAATTACAATTTTTTGATGCTCAGTAGTTCTATCACAGCATGTAACATAAACTGCTTTACCATCCAAGAGTTCTTCAATTTTTTCTACCAAATTCTTAGCGATATTCAGTTTTGTTTCTTTGTTGCCAGTCATCAATTTGTTCTTGGGTAGGGACAATAATTCGGAAGGCAAGACCTTCTTCTTCAAACTCCTCATTCATTTTTTCATATGTCTCAGGAGTAATCTTTTCAAACTCACTTTTATGCATCTTCTGATACTGGTGGTTTGCCAGATTATCTAAAAAGTCATTAGTCACGTTGTCTCCAGTCATCGGGTTTGTCTTGTTTGAACCAATCAACAATCTCATCCGCACCAGAGAACCCTGTACGGTAGTTAGAAGGGTCAGGATCGCCCAGACCCATCTTATTCATGAAATCGTCCATACTGCCTTCCTGGATGTCCTGTGCCGCCTGACGACGTGCTTTGTTCAACCAGTCCCTAGCAGTTGTATGTGCCTTGGCAAGTTTTTCTGCCCAGATCATGTCCTCTAGTTTTACATCCTCTTTGTTAGCGATCTTCTTACAGATGAATTCTAAGCGTAGTCTGTATTGAGTAGATAGCATGTCAGTCCCGCAATTTTAGTTCTAGATCTTCAAGTCGATGATACTCAGCATGTGCTCGCTCTTGGCGATCACACACAATATCGAGAATATCTCTCATGATTATATCGTTATCAACGTAGTCGTCAAGGTACTTATCTACTGCCTCTTTGAGGTATCTGTACCTATGCCATTCCTGTGAATAGGGTTTGTAGTTCATGATAAAAGATCATTCAATGTATTTAGAGGTACAAAAAAAGGGCACCCTGAAACAGGGCACCCCAATTTGGTGTTCCGACTTTTGAAGCGACCGCACGAAAGATCGCATCATTATTTATCAGAAGGAATACTTGAGTCCTAGCTTAGCTCCGTATCCACGGTCCAGATCGTCATCACCTGAACCGACGAAGGAGACCTCACCATATGCACCAAGTGCCTCGGTCAGACCCAGACCGACACCTGCTTTACCAGAGGGAACGGTGTCAGTGTCACCGCCGTCAGGAGTCAGCACGGTAGCGCCACCCTGAACGTAGAAGGAACCAGTTTCGCTAAAAGTTCCCTCGTAGCCTACGTGGAGATCTGTCGCGGCACCATTGTATTCCGAACCCGTCCAACCTGCGTTGGTTTCTACGTTAACGTAGGGTCCTGCAAGGGCAGCACCAGGAGCAGCGAAAGCGGCAGCTGCAGCGGTTGCAGCGAAAGCAGTTTTGATCATTGTTGTTTTTCCTTTGTTGTATTTACTTGCGGAGTGGTTACCCGCAGATGGTGGATGAGGTTAGACCCCCATCGCATGAATACAATTTATC